CAGATGGTTGGGAAAATCAAAGCCTCGGGCAACACTTCCGCAACGTTACCCGAGCGGCCAGGCTTGGGTACCCTGGCCACAACGATGAGGCAAAGCTGGAAGTCCTCAAGCGGATGACAAACCAGCAACGGGGGGACTATATTTGCACCGCCAACCGGGTGCGCAACATGGTCATCGCCACTGCGTTGAATGGACAACGCGCCATATTGGCGAAGTACTGCCCGGACGAGGCGTACGATTATACGCTGCCATATGACTTCTATATGGCCATGCACCCCCCCCTCCTGATGTGCTACGTCAGGAAAACCAACGAGCAGGCGAGGCCTGCTCTAATTTCGCTTTACGAGAAAGCGAAATTTAAAACTCCCAATGCACCTTATGTGCGACAATCCCCCTCCAGCGCCCCAGACATTTTAACATGGCTGGTGGGGGCGAGTAAATACCTCTTCTGGGGGCAGCCGACTCTCAGGCAGTCGGAACTCGCTGGTTTTATACCAGATGGCGTCGAGACCAACGCCAAAAACGGGGTTGTGCCGACCTTCCCCCGACACTTCTTCTCCCACGAACCAACGCCTGAGGAGAAGGTTAAAAAGGCGGCAATCGGGGGCCTAACAACACTGGCCCACGGGACCACTCATGCTGTGGTGTTCACTAGCATGACAATAGTAGGGATGCTGCTAACCCTGCTCCAGGCTTCTACGAAGCTAATTAACAGCATTGAGGGGCGGTTCTCAGCAACCGAGAGAACTGCCCCTCTCCGCGGAGTCGTGACCCGCGGAGCAACATGGGTGATCGACCAGGTCGCCCAGAGGTTCCCCGCCTACTTCGCCCAGGCAAAATCGCTGGCGCAAAGGGCTGCCATCGCATGCGCGAAATGGTACGCCAAGCAGGTGGGGAAGGCGATCTTTGCGGTCGTCAAGTTGGCATGCACCAACCTGACGATCCGCAAAGTGATCGCCACAGAGTGCCTACTTTTTGTGGGCACCACCACCCAGGCGTGGTACCAGGACGCCTGTACAGCAATAGCTGGCGTCCTGTCTTCGTTTCAGACGAAGCCGCCTGACAAACCTGGATAACAGGTTTTATTAGGGCTGATTGGTCAATCAGAGCGCCCCACAAAATCGACCAAGGACCCGTTTCGAACGGCTAATCCTTCGCTGCCTCACGAGCGCTTAAGTTTCGCAGCAACCAACCTCTGTGATGGAATATAACGCAGAAGGCTTCCGGTGCCATAACCGAGGGTTTGTTGGAGAGCACCTACGAAAGCTCTCCGGCACTCTTTTTCGCCCCTTGTTTTGAGTGCTAATTAAAACAAGACTGGGTATTTTATAGTGTTTTTTGTACTGCATGGTCACCAAACACAAACCCTTTTTTTTTAATAATGATTTACATGTTGCAATTCATTAGAAGAATGGGGTTTGCTCTGGTTTGATCTCCAGAGCAAAAACTCTAAAAAAAT